ATATCCAAAAAGCCAGATTAAAAGTGTTGTATAAATACCACAAGTAATTGATTATGTTGCATAATTACAACAGTAAGAATAAATATATTGAACTTGTAAACTGTGGATAACTTTGTAAACTAGACCTTGACATTTAAAAAATCTATGGTACAATAAAAGAGGGAGTGAGTAGGTCTTATATATAGGTCATAGATTCTTACCTATCTAAGTAGGTCATGCGAGGCATAGGGCGAGTACCACCCCCACCCCCCACCCCCATATATATCATACACGCACAAAATGGGTGGATAAGAGTGTTAACCAGTAGCTGGCCCACTTCAAAGTCAGGTAATGTAATTAGGAAATCTAGGGAATATAAGGGAAAAGAACTAAAAGATGTTAACCAGTACCTCGCCTTACGTTAATTCCTGTCGGAGATAACGGATTCTAGGTTGGATTGGTCGCCGCTTTAAGTTATGAGGGAGTGGTTGTTATGAATTGAATAATTCTATATAGGTATATAACCGCCCCCAGGGGGTTAATTACATTATACAGGTGAATATCGGTTTTGTCAACAATAAAATTAATTATTTTTTACTTGACAAATTGTTAACTAGATGTTATAATAGTGGTATGAGTTTTTTACAAACAACAAACAATAAGAATAAAAGAAAACTAACTGATAAACAAGAGAAGTTTCTATCGGCTTTAGCTGGTGAAGCTCGTGGTGACGCTAAGACTGCATTGTCTTTAGCAGGATACGAACAAACTTCTTACTATGCGGTACTTGATTCCTTAAAGGAAGAGGTAGTGGATGTAGCAAATAGCATACTTGCCCACAGTGCACCAAAGGCCGCCGCTAAATTAGTTGATGTTCTTGATAGCGATGCACCTATACCACAAGTAGGTGCTAAGATACAAGCCGCCCAGACTTTGTTGGATAGGGTTGGCATCAGTAAACGTGAAAGACTTGAGGTTAATCATAATCATCAAGGTGGTATTTTTTTATTACCTGATAAAGAAGAGGTGGTTATTAATGCACAAGAAGCAGATTACGAAGAGGTAAAGAATGAAACGCAAGACTAGTTCTACTATTCCGTTTGGTTACAAAGAAGTAGAAAATAATACTGGATACATAGAAGAAATACCAGGACAGCTAGAAGTATTAGATAAAGCTAAACAACATATATTAACTGGAGCGTTATCATTACGAGGAGCAGCTGAACAAATAGAATTTGAAACAGGACGTAGTATATCTGCAGTTGGGCTTAAGAAAATAGTTGATAAAGAAAGAAAGAATAGTTTACTAGCCAAACAAATATGACTGACCCAGTAGTAGAAAAAAAGAAACCTGGTAGACCCAAGGGTTCAACAGGTACTAGAACTTTAACTAGAGAGCATCAAGCTAGACTACAAGCAGCTAGAGAATTAAAAGCTAAAAAGAAAAAGATTGAAAAACTAGAAGTAAAGCTATCGCAAGAGCGTGGTAAGTTTAAAAATAAAAAAGAAGCTTTAACATCTCCTGTATTAACTGAAACTACAAAAGAAAACTTACCTACAAAAGTAAAAGAGTTTATAGAAGAAAACAAAGAGTCAATTGTTTTTAAACCAAATGCTGGACCACAAACAGATTTCTTAGCTGCGGCTGAGCAAGATGTATTATATGGTGGAGCTGCAGGTGGTGGTAAGTCTTATGCAATGCTTGTTGACCCACTAAGGTTTATGCATAGACCAGCACACAGAGCTTTGTTGCTAAGACGTTCTATGCCAGAACTAAGAGAACTTATAGATAAATCAAGAGAGCTATATCCAAAAGCTTTTGTTGGTGCTAAGTTTAGAGAAGTAGAAAAAATTTGGAGATTCCCAAGTGGTGCTATGCTTGAGTTTGGATACCTTGACAGAGATGCCGATGTATACAGATATCAAGGACAAGCCTACAGTTGGATAGGGATAGATGAGTTAACTCAATATCCTACAGAGTTCCCCCTTCAGTATTTGCAATCACGTTTAAGAACAACCGACCCAGAAATCAAAACTTATATACGGTGCACTGCAAACCCTGGAGGTGTTGGAGGTAATTGGGTACGCAAAAGATATTTAGAACCTTCACCATCTAATGAAAGCTTTGAAGGGCCTGATGGTTTAACTCGTAAGTTTATACCAGCAAGACTTGAGGATAATCCTTATCTTGCAAAAGATGGACGCTATGAGCAAATGCTTATGTCGTTACCACCAATACAAAGACGACAACTACTAGAGGGTAACTGGAATGTAAGTGAAGGTGCAGCCTTTGTTGAGTTTGATACTGAGAAACATATCATACCACCATTTCAAATACCATACCACTGGCAAAAGTATAAAGGCATTGACTATGGTTATGCCGCTGAGTCTTGTTGTGTATGGGCAACGATAGACCCAGAAGATGATACTATAATAGTTTATCGTGAGTTATATCAAAAAGGATTAACAGGTGAAGACCTTAGTGAATTAATAACTGAGATGGAACAAGATGAACGTAGAAGTATTGCAGGTGTTCTTGATGGTGCAGCTTGGAATCGTACAGGAGTTGGTGGCCCTACAGTAGGAGAAACTTTAGTTAGAGGTGGACATAAACTTCGACCAGCTGATAAAAATAGAATACAAGGTAAAATACAAATACACGAAAAACTTAAACCTAATAGAGATACAGGCAGACCAAAGTTACAGATTATGTCTAACTGTGTAAATTTAATTAGAGAACTACAAAGTATTCCTATTGACTCTTCAAGACCAGAGGATGTTGATACAAAAGCATCTGACCATGCTTATGATGCACTTAGATATTTAGTTATGTCTAGACCAAGAATGCCTAGTACATATAGAGAAATGGGTGAGATAAAAAGGTTCACACCTTCTGACCCAACATTTGGATATTAACAATATGCCCACCTACACATTTAAAAATAAAAAAACAAAAGAGGTATACGATATTGTTATGACCTACGATGAGTTTCTTAAGTATAGTAAGAAACGAACTGTAGAAAGAATCCTAAAACCTACAGCTTTAGCTAACTTAAGTAATGGAGCAGAAGGGTCTTTTAGGGATTGGTGTCATCAACCTGCTGATGATATAGACACTAGTAAATCACACAATTTTAGACAATCAAAAGAGGAGTACTTATTTTCAGATGCTGAAGACAAATAAAAAAATTAGCCTAATAGATGGTAAACAAGTAAAGGTAGGCTATGCTGTCCTTGATATAAAAGAACAAGCACCTCAGTTTAAAAAATCTAATATGACAGATTGTTATGGTCAATATACTGCTAGNGAAAACATAATTGAGGTACAGCCTGGACTTTCTGATATAGATGAAGCTAATACTGTGTTACATGAGATAATGCATGCATGTGTTTATATATCATCTCTTAATACTGAAGGGCAAGCTTTATCTGATGATAACAACGAAGAAGTAGTAGTTAATAGTTTAAGTAACTATTTAATGCAAGTATTTATGGATAATAAATGGTTATTACCATATTTAAATAAAAAAATACTTGACAAGTAGTTCAAATGACTGTATAATAGAAACTACAGATATTTTTATATATAGTATATAATGGGGTTTAAATGGACGAAGAAAAAGATATTCAAGAAAAATCAGTAGAAGAAATAGCAAGAGAGCAAGAAGCTAGTAAGCTTTCTGGCTATATATACCAAAAATTCTTTGATTGTGAAACTTCTCGTAGAAGTGATGAGGACAGGTGGCTAGAAGCTTATCACAACTATCGTGGTAAGTATTACAAAGATGTTAAGTTTAGAGACCATGAAAAGTCTAGAGTATTTGTAAAAGTTACAAAAACTAAAGTATTAGCAGCGTATGGACAAATAACAGATGTTCTATTCTCTGCCAACAAGTTTCCCATCTCTGTAGAAGAGACCAGAATACCAGAAGGTGTAGCAACATTTGCTCATCTTAATCCCCTAAAAGAGCAATTAGGTGACGGTCTTCAACAACCATCTCCAAATATGGAAATGGATGCTATGAGTGAGACTCCTGCCCCAACACCAGATATTGCTCCACTGGGCTTTGAAGGGGATGGGAATACCCTCGAACCTGGCTCTACCTTTCAGGATATGGAAGAAAAGTTTTTATCTTCTCTTTCAGAAGAATATGAAGGTGCAGATTTAGAAGAAGGTCCAGCACCTCTTCCTGAAATGCCACAGATTAAACCTGCTCAGATAGCAGCTCGTAGAATGGAAAGACTTATTCATGACGAGATAGAAGAATCACATGGTGGAACAGAGNTAAGAAATTCTATATTTGAATCAGTTTTATTAGGAACTGGAATTATTAAAGGCCCTTTTACTTATAACAAAACTCTTCATAACTATGATAGAGATGAAGATGGTAAAAGAGTTTATAACCCTCAGACAGTTAAAGTACCTAGATTAGAGTATGTAAGTCTTTGGGATTTTTATCCAGACCCTAGTGCAAAAAGTATTGAAGAGTGTGAGTTCACAATTCAGCGACATAAGTTTAATAGAAATCAACTAAGGAATTTATTGAACCGACCCTTCTTTAACAAGAAAGCTATTCTTGAAACTTTACAAGATGGCCCAAACTATGAAGACAGAAGTTATGAGTCAAGCCTAGATATAGGTGATGATGATTATAATGGTAATGATAGTCATAGTCGTTTTGAAGTTTTAGAATACTGGGGTATTGTTGATAAGACTACCCTCGAAGCATCTGGTATGATTATTCCAGATGAGTTCACAGAAGAAGATGAACTACAAATTAATGCATGGGTAACAAACAATAGAGTGTTACGAATGGTTGTTAATCCATTTAAACCTTACCGTTTACCTTATCATGCATTTCCTTATGAAAGAAATCCTTATAGTTTCTTTGGTATCGGTGTTCCAGAAAACATGGCAGATGCTCAAGCAATTATGAATGGACATGCAAGAATGGCTATTGACAACCTTGCATTATCAGGGTCATTAGTATTTGACATTGATGAGTCAGCACTTGTAGCTGGTCAATCAATGGATGTATACCCTGGAAAAATATTTAGAAGACAAGCAGGTATGCCTGGACAAGCTGTACATGGACTTAAGTTTCCAAACACAGCAACTGAAAACATGATGATGTTTGATAAGTTTAGACAACTAGCTGATGAATCAACAGGAATTCCGTCGTACTCTCACGGACAAACTGGTGTGCAAAGTATGACAAGAACTGCATCTGGAATGTCTATGTTATTAAGTGCAGCGAACTTGAACGTAAAAACTGTTATTAAAAACATTGATGACTATTTACTAAGACCACTTGGTGAAAGTTTCTTTCAATGGAACATGCAATTTTACGAAGGCGACTTAAACATTGAAGGTGACTTAGAGATAAAAGCAACAGGTACTTCAAGCCTAATGCAAAAAGAAGTAAGGTCTCAAAGACTAACAATGTTCTTACAAACAGTACAGAATCCTGCAATAGCACCATTTGTAAAGATATCTGAAATTATAAAAGAACTTGCATATAGCTTGGACTTAGACCCAGATGAAGTTATAAATGACCCTGCGGCAGCTGAGATATATGCTAAAATTATAGGATTACAAAACAATGCTCAGCAACAAGGAAATCAAGAATCTCCAAATCCTGACGGCCAGCCCCCAATGGAGGGTGCTCAAGGATTACCTCCTGAAGCTTCAGGAACTGACAGTCAAGGAACTGGCAATGGCACAATCGGAACAGGCAATGTTTCGCAGCCAGGGGAGATGGAATTTACTGGAACAGCTAATACACCTCCAGGAATCAACTAGAAATAATACTAACAACTAACAAAGGCTAATACTATGGGTGAAA